GTTTTATAGTGATGACAAATCACTCCATCATCTCCTCTGCTGCTGGATGAATACACCCATACATTGTAATCGTACTTACCCAAATTGACCTGAACTGGTGAATGATTGCTGCCTTTTTTAATCATGGTAAAAATGAATTGATTGAACGAAGATTGATAGTATCAACGAACGTAAAGGAATGAACCATAAGGATCTACCATTTCAGGGTTATCAACTAAGGACTCAAGAAAGAATCGAATACCCTTTGCAGGTGCTTTGAATGATGCTGGTTTGTAACATGCACCAGACTCTTTGTCGATGAACATGAACACACCGTTGTTTGAAAAACTACCATCAGCATGAACCCTGAATTGATTCACTTTGATATATTTCTTGCCTACACTATATTCTAACTTAGAATATGAACTATGTCCTGATTCAGTTGCATTAACTTTCCATTGATTGTTGACAACCTCAAGCAGACATTCGGTGAGATATTCAGTTTTGGATTGGGTTAGTGTGTTCATGATGTTAGGTAGAAGGATGAATGATGAAGCGATTAGAGTAAGTTAATCGCTTCAGAAAGGGTTAGACCATGACTCATACTTTTTCATGGTGATGTAACCTTCCTTGCAAAGTGCATCAGTATAGTATGACCATGACAGACGCTTGGCAATAGAATCAGTCGCCATTTTTGTGCCCTTAGTGTCACATTTCCAGTTGTAACGGAATTGCTCTAGTGCTTGTGCTTTGGTGATGTTTCGCATTAGGTTGAGTTGGTTGCTTTCCTTTGACTCTTTAATAATACACGATTTTGGGGTGAGATCAACCGGTACTAGACCAGTTCGGCAACTGGTTTGCTTTGGTTGGTGGTATGCTGTGCCATCCCTGCTGTTCTATCTTGAGAACCCTGACCACCACTAGAGCAAAGACCTGTTTTTTCCATAATTCTATCGAGAACGGGTGTTACGTCATCCCCGCAGATTTCGTTATGGAAAAAACACTAAATGTTATCCGTGGTTCTCCATAAACTCGTCGAGAGTGTAACCTTCTCCAGTTGATGTTTCTTCGATTAGTTCTTCAATAGTGAGTGATTCCATCTCTTTACGATATTCTTCTGGTGTTGGATCTTCTGGGTCATAGTCATCGTGGCAGAGGTAATCCCACTCATGAACAAGTGCATCAATCAGTTGTTCTTTGGTATAGTCAGACATTTGCGAATCTCCCATTGTTGAAGTTTGCATATGAGAATTGCTCACGATTGACTAACTTGAACATGCCATATTGATTGATACCAACATAACCCTCACCACGACATTGACGATTGCCCATGTATGCTTTAGGACCATTATTACGGCAAAGGAAAAGCATATCCTCTTTGATAGATTTGATGAGGAACCAGTAACTAATCAAACGAGAGTTGTTGAATGTTTCTGGCACAACTTCACGACCCTCACGAATACACTTGTTCAGTGCTACTTTGAGTTCTGCTGCCTCTTTTTTGCCAGCAAAGGTCACCAACTGAGACATTTGTCGTGCGAAACCAACAACCTCAGAGAAATCTTCATCAATCTGCCATGCACGGGGTTGAACAAACTTACAAGTCTCAGTATCATCGAAGACTTCCATATCTACCATGTCATTGATAACATAGGCATCCTTCATTTCATCATCAGTCGCATACAAAGTATGTGGTGCGATGACAATGTTCTGGTCGATTACTTCATCAAAGAAATAAGTAATCGTATTGGGGCAAAAAGTATCATCACCCCCAAACCCAATAAAATCACCTTGAACAATCCCGTCGAAAGAAGGAAGGCAATCAAAACAATGGTGCAGTATGTCAGCAACAACCCCAGAATGATTGCGATCAATGTCATCATGCGTTTCATTGATTTTGATCTTTACTTTGTTGAAGACAGATTTAGTGCCGACAAAGAAATTGCCAGTCGAAGGATTAGTGCCCCATACGATAGCAGGAGCACCATCAAATTTCACGGAAAGATCACTCTCAGCGAGGAACCAATCAAGAACAGAAAGATCACCCGTCAGGATAGAATCTTCGGGGTGTTGGAGGTGAGTGTTTTTCATGTCCTTAAGATAGGGCAGATTCAAGCGGATTGCAAGCGATTGTGGACGGTTCGGCGGGTGGCACATGGTTCTTTATACGCTCAAGAGTAATATCCACGTACTTTTGTTCTCTTTCAATCAACAAATAGTCGCGCTGTGTGTTAATTGCCGAAATTGCTGTACTTCCGCTGCCGCCAAAGCAGTCTAGGACCAGATCGCCAGGTTCGGTGCAGTGTTTTATGATTGTTGATAACAATTCGATAGGTTTGGGCGTTAAATGTCCCATTTTCTTAGAATCGAAGTCGTATTGCCATACTGAATGGTGTGTCCGTTGATTGTAAAACTTTGGCACGAGATCATCCATCGTAAAGCCCAGGTGCTTCGTAATTGGTTTGATTGTTTCACTCGTAGGATAGTTTTTTCCTGTCTCTATGTTACTGTACCAACCAGTCACATTTCCATTCTTACTGAGTATCTCCCTGCTAATATCCAGGGACTTGATACCACGCTCAATGCGTCTTTTGCGGAGTTTCTGATGCAGGTTTTTGCGAGTATAGAATAACATATACTCTGCCATCTTTTGGAAATTGTTGAGTCCTTCCACCTGCACGAATCCATTCAAGAATCCCTCTTGTTTGCATCCAGGGAACAACTTATTCCACACAATAAAGTTTTTATATTCTAAATCAGTGGCAGATGTGATGCGTCGATTCAGTTCTGCCATCATCATAAAATCGTTATGAAAGAACCAGAATGATCCAGAATCTTTCATCACACGATTCAACTGGACAAAAACTTCTTCCATCCAATCATAATAAGATTCACCAGAATAGGGTTTTGGTTGATACCCTTTCTTGGTGATTCCAAAGTCATCCCACTCATCCTTCCCGATATTGTAGGGAGGATCAATGAGAATTAAGTCAGCACACTTATCATCTAGTTTCTGTAACTCAGCGAGACAATCTCCGTGCTTGACGACGTTGAACTGCTGCTTCTTGGTCTGCATAAGTTTGCTGGATAGATTTGTCAGATTGCATTAAGTTACCGTTGCGGGTGATAGGTACAACATTACCACCGCGAGTCATATACTTATCAGAGCGAATTGGTTCAACGTGACCAAACTGAACCTGATTAGGGTTCTTATCATCGGTCTCGTACCATTCGGGTTCGATAGTACATCCTAGCACAGGGCAGATAAGTTGTCCATTCTCATCAACAATGTCAATACCTTGTGACTCAAACTCCTCTACAATTTGCTGAGCACGATCCAACAACTTGAACTCAATATCTTCGGGGAGTTTATGCTCAATGCCTTTTTGCAGCATCAGGATAGCTGCGAAGTCGAAATGTGCAGTGGCAATAGTGAAATTAGTGCCCCCAAATTCAGTGGGGATGCCTGCTTTCATCTTGACGTTAGATGCTTTCCACTTGTGCAGATCGTTCAGAACTGTATATTGCTTCTTATTTACTTGCAGGGGGAAGATACGACATGCGCGATTCTTGTAGAGAATATCATTATCGCCAGGTGTGGTGTCACAGTCTTTAATCTTCTTGGCAAACTTATCAGCGAAGAACTTGCCATAAGAACAAGAACAGGGACCAGAATGACCTTTAGGAAGTACACACTTAGGAGCAGAATACTTCTTGTAAAAATCACGATAGAAGGAAATATCCTCCTCAGTCATGTATTCTTTAGCACTCTCGATTGCTTTCTCAAAAGTCTTCACACCCACACCACCTTTGGTGGGTTTAAGACACATAGATTCAGTATAAACTTCATTCTTCTCAAATTGTTGTGCTTCAGCAACAGCAGATTTGAGGTCTTCAGTAACAAACATGGTGGGTGGGTTCCTTTGACTCTTTAATAATACACGATTTTGGTCCCCTGTGGGGGGATAGTGGACACTTCAATCAACTGGCACACTAACTCCTGATTTCACTGATCGCGGGTTTACCTTGATTAAACACAACATCAACAACTGCCTGAACTTTCTTGGCAGTGCTGATACCCACTCGATCATAAGTTGGGATGCAGACTAAACCAAACGTCTTCTCACTTCCACCCAAACGAATCACACGACCGATAGACTGTGAGATTGAAATATAGTCCATGCTACGCATGAAGATAACTGCCTCCAAACCTGACACGTTAATGCCTTCAGACAGAATAGAGTGGTGAAGAACAACAAATTTCTTACTCTTGTCCTTGCCCCAAGTATTCAACGTGTCAAAGAATACATCGCGATTGACTTTCTTACCGTCGATGATTGCACCGGTCTTCGATGTAATCGTCATCCAAGAGTATCCGCGTTGATACAACTCAGCACAGAAATCTGAATGAGTGAGAAGATTGATGATTTGCTTTGTTGTGCGAGCACAGATCAAAGTCTTGTCGATGCTGTTGTCATCGATAGTCTCAAGCAGATTGTCACAATCATCAGCAAACATCACCTTACGACCTTTGATCATAGGCAATTGCTTGACTACAACTTTAGGAGGGAGAATGTATCCCTGTTCAACCAACTCAGGAGCAGGTACATTGCACAGAACCTGACCGTAAACAGACCAATTCATGCCTGGTTTAGTGGCAGCAAGAGAATGTTTAGGTGTTGCAGTGAAGAAATAGCAACGATTTGCTTCATTAGCAAAGAACTCAGTCGCAGGAAAGAAGTTCTTCTTTACACTGTTGTGTGCTTCATCAAAATAGATGTTGTCAACCTCAATATCTGCTTCCATGACACGATGCAAGGAGTTGTAAGAGGTGAAGATGATAACATTCTCACCTTCTGCACGGGCAGTGTTAGCAAATACGTGAATGTTGTCTGCGTTGGTTGTAGAATAGTGGTCGGTTTCACCACTATGAACGTGCATCACATGCGTGTGAGTTGTATCAATCAACTCAAGGAATTCAGAGCACAGTTGTTCTGCCAACAGGATACGTGGAGCAACAACAACAGTCGTCATTCCATTGTCGATGTACTTACAATTCTCCACAACATCTTGAATCATACAGATAGTTTTACCACCACCTGTAGGCACAATGATTTGACCCTTGTCATAGGCAAGCATACTGCTGAGAATGCGCTTCTGATGAGGGCGGAGGGTGAGGGTCATTCGCGTTCCGTTGATATAAGTATAATACACAAAAGAACCATCCCCGTCAAGGGATGGTGGACAGTTTGAGTGACTGGCACATACAACTTAGCAAGGCATAATGCGTCCGATAATACCACCAGCAACAGCACCGATGGTAGTGTTACGAATAGTATTTTTTGATTTCTTACCACCACCGATGAAATAACCAGCAGCACCACCACCTCCAGCACCTAATCCCATGCGGGCTAGTTGATCACAATTCCCACCAGATCGGGCAGGTTGTTGATTGTTAATGATTACAGGTTGTTGCTGTTGCTGTGGATATTGTTGCTGTGGGTATTGTTGTGGATAGTTATTGATAACGTGTTGTTGATAACGTGGTTGCTGACTATATCCATGAGAAACACGCATTGCACCACCAGATCGACAAGGTACTTTAGTTTTTACCTCACGAACTCTACCACTAACCCAGTTACCATTGTGATCACGATGTCCAGGTTCTAGGTATTCTGTAGTTCTATAAGCACTGCACTTATAATGTGTTTGTTCATAGGCATTTGCTGTTGATGGTGTCAAGAATGGCACAGCAATCAACAATGCGAGAAGTGGTTTCATAATGAAAATGGTTGACATGAGGTCATTATAGTATATGGGAAGACATTTTCGCAACTGTCTTTGTGCCACTTGTTAAAGTGTATTAGTCTTCTTGAACTTCTTCTACTTTCTTAACAGAAATTTTTGGACCTTTTTGGACACGATCAGTCTCATAAAAGAATGCTACTCTCTCACGTCTTGCTTGCATCAACATATCATATTGAGTCTGTTGATCTTTAGTGAAGGTGAAATTTTGTGATCTCCAGGTAGCATGGAGTTCATTGAGATGTGAGAGCACGTTGACAGTTTCAGTTGGAAAGTTCATATTCAAACAGTGTAATCGGTGTTGGAGAATTCGTCAAGT